ATGAAGAGAATAATTGGAATAGTAATTTTATTACTTACTTTAACCACCTCTGTGACAGCGTCGGCTGTTGGTTCGGATAACAAAAAGATGTATTCATCGAATTATGATTGGAGTTCCGTGATGGATGCCATTATCCAGGTAGAAAGTGGAGGTGATCGTAAAGCGAAAAGTGGAAATTCTGTTGGTGCGATGCAGATAACTCCAATATGCGTAGCAGAGTGTAACAGGATTTTGAAGGAAAGAAACAGCAAGAAAAGATTTAAACTGTCTGATCGTTACAGTATTTCTAAGTCAAAGGAAATGTTCTTGCTTATTCAGTCGGCCTATAATCCATTAAATAGTATTGAACACGCTATTAGATCGTGGAATGGTGGACAGAATTATAACGTTAAACGTACGCAGCGTTATTTTGAAAAAGTAAAAGCGTTATTGAAGTAGTATAATAATCCGGATTGTCTTTAAGATAATCCGGATTATTTTTTTGATGGATTCCTAATCATTTTAGATATTCTGTTTTATTCTCTGTGCTAACATATATTAATAAGAAGGCAGTTTTGAGTGTTTTGTATTATCTTTGTAGGCAAAATTATTTTATAGACATGAAGGCGATTAAACTTTATTTTTTGTTTTTTCTTTGTATGTGCCCTTTTTTGGTAAGTGCACAGCATGTTACTTATCGTTCTTTTGACCATTATAATGATAGGGTAGCAGAGTTTGAAACTATGCGAGCTATTGATAGTACAGATGTTGTTATGCTTGGAAATAGCTTAACTGAGTATGCTGGTGACTGGAATGTGCTGTTAAAAGCCCGCCATATTCGTAATAGGGGTATTGCTGGTGATGATGCAGAGGGTATATATAATCGCCTTATTCAGATATTACCAGGAAAGCCAAAGGCTATATTTTTGTTGGTAGGTGGTAATGATCTAAGTCATGATCTTACTCCATCACAGGTATTTGCAAATTGCAAGAAAGTTATAGAAAAGATATTGGCTGATAGTCCAAAGACCAAGCTTTATGTTCAGAGTCTTTTGCCTATAAATGAATCGTTTGACAGGTGGAAGAAACTTGAAGGAAAAACAGATGATGTTGCGGCTGTAAACCGCTTGTTACGTCATTATTGTGAAAAGAATAAGATAGCTTATATTAATTTGTTTAAGCATTTTAATCGTCATGGTACAAATGAAATGAGAAAGTCGCTAACTGTTGATGGTTTGCATTTGTCTCCTCAAGGTTATAAGATATGGGCATTCCATATTAATAACTATATTAAGAAGCTTGGGAATAAGAAATAAAGCGTGTGAGATGTGCTACTTTTGAGAGAAGTCTTGAAAGTAGCATTTTTTATGTGGGTAAATTGTCCGATTAGTGTCCCTGTCAGAAACAGGAAAACGTCCGAAAGTCTGTTTTAAAAGACATTTCGGACGTCATTAGTTGCGGAGGCAAGATTTTGGTATAAACCCCTGTTTGCCGCAAAATAATCGCTTACGGAGCCTTTAAATGGGCTAAAAAGCGTGTTATTTCTATTAAACTGTGTCCGAGTTGTGTCCGAGTGTGAGCACCATATCGAGGCGTCTGCCTATATCCTCATTGGCTTTTTTCAGATCTTCAATTCTCTTGTTTTTCTCTTCAATTACCATTTTTAGGGCTTTTACCTCAGCTCTAAGGGTGGAAATATCGCTGTTGACATAACTACTATTAACGACATTGTTATTTCCTGTAATTGTAGGATTAGAATTATTAGTGTCCGACTTTTGTAGGAAATAATCGAGGGTGACATCAAATAGATTACAGATTTTACAGGCTGTTTTTATGCCCATATTATCAGTTTTCTCGACTTCTTTTATGAGAGATCTATGGTTTGTGGGCTTATCTCCCCATAGGATTTTGGCTGCTTGACGGTCTGTCATGCCTCTTTCAACAAGCAATTGCTTGACTTTTTCTACCCTAATACTATCAAAATCGTATATCATTGTGCTAACAGGTGTTAAAATCCAATAATTGTAGGAAAGTTTTTCCTATAATTGTTGGAATGTATTGTTTTAATATATATCTTTGCGTCAAAATTAGCGATTAAATTGAACGTAAACAAGAAAATGAGTGAAAAAAATACAGTTGTAAATCCACGGGTTTACTATCAGCGTTTGAGTAGACAAGATAAGACTCAATTCTTGGAGTATCTGCTTGTTCATTATGGTATAAAAACGAATACCATTCGCAGAAAGTTAGCAAGAAAGCAGTTTGGAGTACTGTCCAAACTGGAGGAGGTGACAATAATGCATGTAATTCAAGAAGAACAATGGCAACGTTAGAATTTCATACTAGTCCAGATGGTAGGGTCTATTATAGTGAGGATGGAGGCGAGCTGAAGAGGCTGACTAAGTTTAGTTCTGATGTGTATCCACTTCTCAACATGATAGAGGAAAGATTTCCTGAATGTTATGCACGGCTTGCAATGATATATCGAGCAGGTGCAAGAACCTCTAAGGAGATTGATGATAAGACCTATAGGATGCTGGAACGTTTTGTTAGATGCAACTTTGGCGAGCATGATCTTCTGTCTCGTGATATCGATGGCCTTATACTTAACTTTGAAGAGGTTAGATGTCCGTTGCGAGGTGGTTTCTGTCCAGATGAGAATGTAATATGTAAACCTAAGGGCATTATAAAACTCTCTGCAGAAGAAAAACGTGTTGCCGATATGTATATAAGTGGTTATACGTGTTATGAAATAGCACGTGAACTTAATAAGCAGGTTAATACTATCAAGGTGCAGCTGTTTAGAATAAAGAACAAGCTCGGTGTAAAAAGAGCAAGAGAAATAATCAAGATACTTAAAATGCATAACTTATGATATTAGCATCTTCCGAGTTACTTATTGTTTTCTATGTGGGAAAGGATGGATTAAAATATTTGTTGAACCGCATGCAAGATGAGTACTCTCATTTTTACGAAATGAATATTTCTCTACCCAAAAACGGGGTAAGAGAAGTGCATATTTCTTTTTCAAGTAAAGATTATGAATACTTCTCCGATATAGTGAAAAGTAGTTTAGCGTTATAACTGCCATGTTTTAATATTGAGAAAATCTAATTGCTCAAGTAAATAGGTAAGGAAGCCCCTGCAGGAATTGCCTGCAGGGTTACGAGAATGGAAAAGAAATGTTTCGAATGTAAGTATGGCAGAAACTGCATCAATGGCAGGTTCTGCACCCAAAAGAAGATATATGTTGAACATCTTATTTATATAGAATGCAATGAAAACAAGAATGATAACCGCAACGGAGTATGAGAAAGCCATCAATGCTTTCAAGGCTGAAGGCAAGTTGGACGAGTCTTTCAAGCTGCATCAGTACATGAATGGATGTGCTGTAGGCATGGATAATAAACACAATGTGATTTTTTGGAATCGAATAGGTTTTGCTGTATCGATGTCAACTTCACTGCACATTGTTTTACCTCAATTTAATGAGGAAACACAAATGGTAGAATTAGTTGATTCATTAGGCCTCTTAGAACTGAAACCACAGCTTTGTATAGCAGAACTCGAGCGTCCAGAACGTAAGATAACTCCAGATAGAACTACTTGTTTCTAAAAGAACGTGATTATGGGATACCGCAAATTAAGAAAAGCATACCTTCGTGAATTCGGTTGCACCGTCAATGTAAAGCTTAAAGATAGATCTGGTCACCTTCTTCGTAAGGCGAGCAAAATAGCAACAGCCAACTTTATGAAAAGTTGCTTGGCGAAAGCTTGATAATGGTATTTGCCACAACATTGAACTGAGGCTAATTTTGAGCACGAAAAAAAATGATTTACTATGATTAAAGTCGAAGATATTCTTAAAGCCACGAATGGAGGATTGGATATTATCCTTGAGATATATCCACAAGCAAAATGCTGCGTGAATGCCAAGAATAAGCATTTTGCTATTCGAGATGAGCGTACACCGTCAGCTTCTTTGCGCCAGTATGACTCAAAGACTTATGGTAGGATTTGGCAGGTTACAGACTTCGGTGGTGATGGTCGTGGCGAGAATGCTATTAGCGTATATATGCGCGAGAATGGCATTGACCGCTCACGCTTTAATGAAGCATTGCTGCAGCTGGCTGCTAAGTACAATGTGAAGGATGAACTTAACCATGCCGTGAACAAGCCAGATATCAGGCAGCGTGATGCTAACCAGGATGAAGCTGACGGTTCTCGCAGTTTTGAATTGAATGATAAATTCACCGACTTTGAACTGAAGACTCTCGGTCCACGTGTTACACAGGCTGATGTTGATGCTCTTCATTGGCATTCTGTCAAATGGATTACCAATGTTAAGGATCGTAAGACAACGGTTAAGCATTCCAATGAACATTATCCTATATTCATCCGTGAATGTCTTATCAAGAAGGGTAGTGGTGATACTCCTGACGAGAAGTTCTATAAGGTGTACGAACCATTGAATTGTGAAAAGGGCTTCCGCTTCTCTTATACTCCAGCAGGTAAGAAACCTCAGTTATATGTGAATGGCCTTTCTGAGCTTAAGGATGCTTATATCAAGTACAATAAGGAGGAGAGATTGGAATGGGAACGCCTGCATGATGACGAGCAACCATACAAAGAGAAGAAACTTCCTGAAGCTTTCATCTGTAGTGGCGAGCGTGATTCTCTCTGTTGCCGTTCTATGGGATATGCCCCTCTATGGTTCAACAGTGAGACTTACCACCTGTCTGTTGAAGAGTATAAGGAAATAATGAAATATGTAGAGGTGCTGTATAACATTCCTGATATTGATGATACAGGCCGTCGTAAGGGCAAGGAACTAGCGCTGCGTTTCATCGATATTCATACTATATGGTTACCAAACTGGTTGGGAACATATAAGGATAATCGTGGCCATGCTCGCAAAGATCTACGTGACTGGATGGAGCTTCGTTCTGAGAAGAAAGACTTCAAGAACCTGATGAAGGTGGCAATGCCTGCCAAGTTCTGGGTGAGCTACATGAACAAAGATGGAAAATGGAAACATGAGATTGACACAGCATGTTTATATAACTTCCTTCAGCTTAATGGCTTTTATGCGCTACACGACGAGAACTCTTCTGTCACTCAGTATGTGAGAGTAGAGGGTAATATTGTTAAGCATATTACCGTAAAAGATATCAGAGAGTTTGTGACTTCGTGGGTTCGTGAGCGCTACGAGGAACGTGATATTCTTAATCTTGTCCTCAACACTCCCAAGCTTTCATCAGCTGCGCTTGAATCTCTTCAAGAAATATCGCTTGATTTTACGTCATACACAAACAAGAGCCAATTATTTTTCTTTCCAAACAAGACAGTTGAAGTCGTTAGACCAGAAGGTGCAGGTGACGATGGTTTCCGTGAATACACTCCAGGTTCTGATGATTTGCAGAACTATGTATGGGAAGATAATGTGATTGACCATAAGTTCAAGAAGCAGGAAGATGCATTTAAGATTATCCGTACAAAAGATGAACAGGGACGTGATCAATGGGATATTGATATCAAGAATGTGAATAGTCATTTCTTTGGTTATCTCATAAACACTAGCCGTATATACTGGCGTAAGGAGATGGAATATCGTTTCCATGATGATCAAAAAGCAATGGAAGAATACAAAAATGCACATCCTTTTGATATTGCTGGAGAAGGTCTTACTGCAGAGGAGATTGGAGAGCAGAAACTAAACCTTATCAATAAGATTTTTGCTTTCGGTTATATGATGCATCATTTTAAATCTCCAGAGCGTGCATGGGCACCATATGCGATGGATAATAAGATTGGTGATGACAATGAATGTAACGGTCGTTCTGGTAAGTCGTTCTTCTTTAAGACTCTATCCATATTGATGAAGACGGTAAAACTTTCAGGTCGTAATCCAAAGCTCATGGACAACCCTCATGTGTTTGATCAAGTTAATCAGCACACACGACTCTTATTACTCGACGACTGCGATAGATATTTGAATACAGGTCTATTCTACGACAATATAACAAGCGATATGACTGTTAATCCTAAAAATAACCAGTCGTTTACAATAGACTTCGAGGATAGCCCGAAATTGGCATTTACGACGAACTATGTTCCTAGCGATTTCGATCCATCCTCAGAAGCACGTCTCATTTATATGGTATTCTCTGATTATTATCATCAGAAAACCGAGGATAATGACTATCTTGAAACTCGTACCATTCGTGATGACTTTGGCAAACCTCTCTACACGAAAGGTTACACTGAAGAAGAATGGCTTGCTGATCTGAACTTCTGGCTGCAATGCTGTCGTTTCTATCTCTCGATAAGCAACGAGATGATTAAGATAATACCACCGATGAGTAATATCATTAAACGTAAGTTCAAAGCTGATATGGGTGCTAACTTTGAAGACTGGGCTTATGGATACTTTTCTAAGGATGGTGGTAATCTTGATGTATTCCTGCAGCGCGATAAGGTATTTGATGAGTATCGCCAATATGCCAACACAAACAAGATAACCATGCAGAACTTCTCTCGTAAGCTGAAAGCCTTCGCCAATCTGTGTCCTTGGATTGCAGACCTCAATCCCGAGGAACTATGTAATTCGTCTGGCCGTATTCAGCACAGCGTTGAAATTGCTCCAGGGCTAAAGAAAACCAAGGATATGATATATCTGAAGTCGTTGCCTATTGAGGAAGACACAGAGCAAGTAAATGATGAATCAGTTGATTTGTTCTGCAGTGAGGAAGATATGGATAAGCCCTTTTAATCATAGATAAATCAAATTTCCTGTTGGGCGGTGTTACAGAGTGATCTGTGACACCGCTTTTTGTTTTCCTATCACAATTACAAGGAAACCTTTTGACAAATATCAAAAAACACGCCGGTCAGAACATTACTCCCCCCCCCTTACCCCCTTTATTTTTACTACAAAAACTTTGTGATTTTGTAATAGGAAGTTTGAAAAGTCACAAAAAGTTAATAAATAAAGGGGTTTCGGCTATCACAAACTTATCACAAACTTGCATCACAAACTTATCACAAACTTTTCAAAGTTGTGATAGACATCTTTCATACCCTCTTGGTTTATACTTTATCACAAACTTTTTTTTCTCTCACAAATTGTGATTGAGAATTGTGATACTCACAAAGTCCCATAAACACTAAGGTTTTGAAGGCTTTTTCACTTTCTCACAAATTCACAAACTTTTCGGACGAAATTATATCAGACGAGAATAAGAAAGAGAAAGAGAAAAAGAGCGAAAAGTTAAACTTGTTTACAAAATAATGTTTTGTAGATATATTTTCCTATTGTAGTTAGAACTATTGATATTAATTGCTATCTTTGTAGTGGAAAAACTTGCATTAACCATATGAGTAATTTTGTTGTATACCTAAAAGTAAAGCCTTTCATTAAACAGTGGATGATCAACCACTATGGCAATCCTGTAGTATTCCCTTCGCAGAGTGTTGAGAATGCTACTATCAGACGTTTCTTGAGTAAGCAACCTGCTAATATCGAACCACTGTCTGGCGAGGTGGATGATATTGCAGTGTGCATACCTGATTCCAAACAGAAACCTGTTGTTACTTATAACTATCTGGGCAAACATGCTAAGGAAGCAGTTGTTGAGTGCATTGAAGATACATTCAAGACACAGATGTGGAAAGACCTCAACGATCTGCATGACTGTGGCTGCTCTATCCTCAAAGCCATACAAGCATGGTGTGAAAACAATGGTATTGATGTTGATTATGACTATACCATCAAGATGAGATACCAGCGCATGAGGAACAGTTATCTCAAGAAAGGCATCGACCTGCGTAATAAGACCAGAAATTACGACGATTAAAAAGTGAGTTAAAAAATATAAAAAACTTATGGATAAGATGGTGCTTTTTTTTTGCTCTCGTGCGCGTGCGTGCGTAAGCGTTCGTATCCGTTCTTACCCGTTTTTCATCTGAAGAGTTATGAAAATTATCAAGATTATCAAGACTGTGGAACGAACTCCTTGCCATAATCTCAATGGTATGTTCCGTGTTGGAATCAAGAGAGTGAAGATTCCTGATGGTGTTCAATGGGAAAAATTGGATATCAAACCAGTTGCTTCTATGACAATATCTAATAAGGATGAGGATAAGAACACTATTTTCAATGCAAAGCTTCAATTCCTTACCTTTGGCGATATGGAGAATCATGAGAAATGCTGCTGGAGAGTAACGCTTACCGATGGTACTCAATACTTATTGGGTACAAACGAAAGACCGTATGTTACGGTTACTGTTACCGAAAATATGCCTGACAGTGTCAAGGATAATCAGCTTACAGAGGTAGTTGTAAGCTATCAAAGTCATAAAAATATCCCATATATAATGTGAATGCGGTATTTTTTTCGATAAGGTTTAAAAAATAACTTTGTCGAAAAATAATCGCATGGAATATCAACTCGTCATATCTGGAACTATAGGTAGTTGGTGGAATGGATGTTCTGCCGACTACGTTCGTTATGTCCTTAGTAACAACAAGGACAAGGATGTACATGTAGGATTCTGCTCTCTGGGTGGATACGTTAAGGATGGTCTTGAGATGAATCAGGCATTCAAGGATCATGGTAAGGTTCATGCTCATGCTTTTGGCATGAATGCATCTATCTCTACTATTGCTATGCTTGGATGTAAGTCCATAGACATTGTTAAAGGCAGTTTCTTTCTTATTCATAACGTGTCAACAGTTATCGATAAGTATGAGCAGCAAAACAAAGAGCAACTGGATGCATATATTCAGAAGCTTCAGTTGGAGCGTGACTCTCTCAAGACTTTTGATGATGTGTTGGCTTCCATGTATGCTGACAAGACAGGTAAGAGTATAGACGAGTGTCTTGCCCAGATGAAAAAAGGCAATTGGTTAACTGCTCAGCAGGCTAAGGATTTCGGTCTTGTTGACGAAATCCGTGATGATAAGGAAACAGAGAAGGCCGCAGCAGAATTCACCAATCAATTTGTGAACTCATATTCTAATCAATTTAAGGATGCAGGCATACCGCCTTTGACATCAGTTACCAATGATAGCCAGATAGCTGTTAATGAAGTTGCTGATGAAAATGGCAATCCAACTCAGAGTTTTATGCAGAAGACCTGGCAGAGACTTGAGAACCTGATCCGTAACAACCAGGCAAATAAAGCACATAATAACATGATCAAGATCTTTGCAAGCGTAATGAGTCTGCTCAATTGTGCTGACGGTTTTAAACCGTTAGATGATGGCTCTATTGCCCTCACTCAAGAGCAGATGAAGACAATTGATGACCAGTTGGCATCACAGGAGAAGACACTTGAGGAGAATTCATCTGCAATGAAGAAAGCTGCCGATGAAATCAAGAAGCTCAGAAATGAGCTTAAGGCGAAGGATGAGCAGATTGCTAATCTCAAGAAAGCTCCTGCAGTGTTAGATGAAGAGAAACCTTTGGATGAAGGCAAAGAGGCTTACACCGCAAAGGATATGTTTAACCTTATCTCTAACGTGTAAGCTATGGTAAAAGTTGGTAATATCACGATGACTCCAGAGGAGTTGTCTAAAAGTTTCCGTACATATCGTAAGGAATTAATTCAGGTGGTGATGATGTCAATGAATACCTTGTTGGCACACACCAATGTTCGTACTGGCATTCGTTACAAGGATACTGTAACAGAAATGTCTGGTAATTTTGAGATTGGTAATTACAAGAAAGACAAGCATCATGACGCTGATGTAAAGTTCAGAGGTCGTGATTTTGAGACTTTCTTTGGTAACCTCGTTGAAGGCATTGATCCTAATGCAATCTATCAGTCAATCTGGGGTAGCAACATTACAAAGGGTGATGCTCTTAAGGATGTGCCAATTGTCAGACTGATTGCTGATTACTGTGTTAAGAAGGTATGGGAGAACGTAATGCTCAATTCATTCACCGCAGCTCACGACTCTACTAATAACACAGAGACCTCAAAGTGGTTCGACGGATTTAAGACTATCCTTGATAAGGATATTGCTGGTACAAACAGTATTCAGGAAGTTCTAATCTCTGTAGAAAAGAAGAACCTTACACTTGGTAGTGAGGTTATCTCTCGTGAGAATGCTGAGGATGTTGTCAAGGACTTCTATTGGTCTAACACCGATGATAAGCTCCGTAGCAAGAACCTGAAGTTGTTTATCTCTGATCAGAACTATCATTTCTATACAGAGTCTTATCAGTTGAATCATGGCGCATTGCCTTATAACCAGACCTACGACAAGAAGACTCTTGAGGGTGCATCTAATGTAGAGTTTGTTCCTCTGTCTTTTGTGCCACAGAATTTTATGCTGCTCACTCCTAAGAGCAACATCTTCTGTCTCTACAACCAGAAGGGCGATGATGAGAGCTATCTTGTAGAGAAGTCTCTTAATAACCATTACGATGTAGACCTTATCATCAATGCGTTCTTCGGAACTCAGTTTGAGAGTGTATCTCCTGAAAACCTTAAAGTCTGGGAGTATAATGCTCCAGCTGGTAATGGTGGCGGTGAGTAATTAATGCAGGCTCTTCGGGGCTTGCTTTACATTAATTATAAAATAATAAGATTATGGCAAATAGATGTTCTGAGGCAGATAGCCTTTATCAGGATCTGCCTTTCTGCTCAGGAAAGAAATCTCTTCCAGGTGTGAGAGGATATGTATTCGGCATTAGCAAGCGTGATATCCTTGTTTATCCGAAGCTTCCTGCGGCACCAAGTTCTCTTGCTGAGAAGGCAAAGTATGTAGGTGATTTCGTGCTTGCTGCAGATAAGAAGTGGCATCGTATCGGTATGATACCTAACGAAGGACAGATTCAGGTTGAATCTCAGGGAACTTACGGTTCTAAGACCTTCAAGTGTACTGGTACTATTGTTATTCCTGGTACTGAGGAAGAGGCAACAGGCTATATCGCTGAAGCTAACAACGACGAGATGATCTATCTTTTCGTACAGCGTAACGGTAAAGCTCGTATGATTGGCTCTGAAGCTTTCACCCCTGAACTTTCATTGAGTCAGGATAGTGGTAAGGCTGCTACAGATACCAACTCTACAACTGTATCTGCTGTTGCTGATGATGAGTATCCTGCACCATTCTATCCTGGTAAGATTGAAACTGAGGATGGTGATATCTCAGGTGAGACTGGTTTGGCTATTACTGAACCCGCAACAGAACCCGTAACAGAGCAACCTGCAGGTTAACTGTAGCTTTTCATCGAATATATAGGCTGGGGACGGTCTCACGTTGACTGTGAGCCGTTCCCTTTTATAATTTAATAACTATGGTTGATAACAATTTTACAATTAAGATGAAACGCTGGCTTGAAGCTGGCAATCATACAAAACGTGAGGATATCATGGAGGGTGCTATGATGCTGTTGCAGTTGAATCGCAATCAAGCGCTTTTCAATACTATTGCTCGACGTCCAGAGAAGTTTGTGGCAAAGATAGAATATGAGATGAAGAAATTTCTTCCTATTCGTCTTGCCAAGATGACTATGTCTGATGTTAATAATCTCGATGCGCAGGTAACTCCTGTTATCAAGGAAGCCATTGAATCAGAACCTGAAGGCAATGATTCTAAGGATTATGAGACCATTGATCTTCCTGCGCGCAATGGTAAACGTGAGGATCATGATAGATTACCAGAAGATATTAAGGCTCTTTGGTACAAGAATGTGGAGCGATGGAAGAAAATCAAGACCACATATAACACATTGCTCACTCTTACAGAGCCTTGTGACAGATATGAGCATCTTGTTATTTTGAAGGATTTGTGGTATGACTACAAAAAAGCCTTCGAAACTTATGACTCTTATACCGCTCCTGTAGTGGATACTGTTAAAGATGACGACACTCAGCCTGTTGCTGCTGGTGAACTGGCTAAGAGCATTACCAATGCACGTTCTTATATCTCAAAGAATGTGGATAAATTAGTAGAACTTCGTGAGGCTTCTGCTAAGGACGAGAAACAGGATGCAAAATATCGTGCTATGTACGATAAGGTGTCAGAACGAGTTCAGGTTCTTGTAGAGAACAAACAGCCAATTGGTGATGACTTGAAAAAGAAACTTGCTGAAGGTGGCATTGTAATTGAGAACGATGGCGAAGAGGGTTCAGACGATACTCCAACCGCTGAATAAGCAAAGTTTTCAGTGCTATCTTGGTACTGGACTTCATACTCTCGGTCTGCTCGGGTGGATTCTCGAGCAGACCGGTCGTGCTGATGTGTATGTCAGCACATTCTCTACGTCTGATGCTTTCCTGTCTGGATTCTACAGGTTGAAGAAACGTGGAATGATAGGTAATTCGGTTCTTGTTGCTGACTTGAAGGCATCAAATAAAACGATGAAGTTATATAGACTGATGCAGAAATGCTTTGATACGGTATATCTGTCAATGAACCACTCTAAGATAGTTCTTGTTCAGAATGATAAATATACCATATCAGTAATTACCAGTCAGAATCAAACCTATGGTGACCGTGCGGAATGTACAATGGTTACTACAGACCAGAGAATATTTCTGGATTTGTTTACAGGTCTTCAGAACATTGTTAATCATGATTCAATTCAACTGAATGGATTATTCAACAGACTTACTGAAAGAGATAGAGAAAGAAGCAAGCGAGATGATGAATCCGAGGGAGATATCTGCCCTTTTGGATATTGATGAGTTGTCGTTGGTTGATGATATCAATACAATAGGAAATCCTGCACGCAAGGCTTTCTTTCGTGGTGTGGCCACAACAGTACACGAAATAAGAAAAGATGTTCGTGATACAGCTATGGCAGGTTCTCCATACGCCATAGATGCTTGCCAAAAACAAATAATGAATATACTGTCTGAGGTTCAGATTTAAACCTCTATAATAATATATGAGTCTTCCAGTTAACATAGATGATTATTCAAGGTACATCGCTATGGATGATACCGTGTTGATGAATGAGAATGTAAGTTCTGTCATCATCGAACGTCTGCATCGCATACGTGCATTATATTCATATTGGCTGCAATTTCCTTCGAAATTCAACAATGATATTGTACAATATGATATGGCTATGTTCAAGGTATGCAAGACGCAGGCTTATGATGATTTGCATCTAACCCAGCTTATAATGGGTAACATGCAGCGTGCATCTAAGGAGTTTATGCGTTGGAAAATAGAAGCTGACCTCGAAGAGGACTTGAAGGCTGCTCGACGAGCTGGTGACCATCGTTCAGTTGCTGCTATCGAGAAAAACCGCATCCTGAATAACCGTACAGATAAAGAAGATGAGGTGGAAATAGAGTTCGATAAGATTCTTCCTCAGAATTTCGTTCCAACCGATGATCCTTCGGTTATCGGTATAGCTAATGTTCCTGGACTGCGTGAGCGCAAACGTAAACTTATCAAGATGTATTCTGTAGGTTCAATGATACAGGATGCTGAATATGAAGAAATAGAAGATGGAACAGACGACGGAAAATAAACAATATTTCAATGATGCTCAACTGTACACTCTCATGATGAATACTCGTGATGAGGTGATTGTGGCAGGTCGTGGTCTTGGTAAGGGTGCGATTCAGGCACGTCGTATGCAGTCGTGCTTTCAGGGGATGCCAGGTTCTATGGGTGGATTTGTTGCACCATCTGTTAAGAGATGTCTTACCAATATCCTTCCATCTATGCTTATCCATCTTGAACGATGGGGATTCAAACGTGATCTTCATTATGTTGTAGGTAAGAAGCCATGGAAGAAACTTCATTGGAAATCCCCAATCTTTACTCCTGCTAACTGGGAGAATACTATAAGCTTCTATAATGGTAGCGTGGTTAATGTGATATCGCAGGATAGAAGCGGTACAAGTAACTCAATGTCTCTGGACTATCTCATTATTGACGAGGCTAAGTTCATTGACTTTGAACAGCTGAAGGATGAGACGTTCCAAGCGAACCGTGGTAACGAGATGTACTTTAAGGATTTTCCTTTGCATCATGGTATGACTATTACGAGTGATATGCCTGTTACTAAAAAGGGTTCCTGGTTCCTGAATTATGCAGATAAAGTAGATCCTGAATTAGTACAGGTTATTGAAGGTATCATCTTCCAGCAATGGAAGCTACGTCAGAAGCAGTTGAAATATCGCGATCGGGCAATGGAGATACAAATAAAGATTGATAAGCTGGAGAAAGAACTGAATTTCTTTCGCTCTAAATGTCTGTTGTATAAAGAGTATTCCAGTATTGAGAATCTGGCATTGCTTGGTGAAGAATTCATTAAAAGAGCTAAGCGTGATCTTCCTCCTCTTACCTTCGCTACATCTATCATGTGTCAGCGTATAGGTATATCTGCTGATGGCTTTTATGGTGGTATGCGTGAGGATGTCAATCTATACACTGCTCCTAACGAAAGTGTGCTTAATCTTCAGAACCTCGATAAGAATAAGTTACCTGATGATTGTCGTATGGATAGCGACCTCAATCCTAATCAACCGCTGATAATAGCTTTTGATGCCAATGCTAATATCAACTGGATGGTGTGTGGTCAGGTAGGCACTGATGGTAAGCTTCGGGTTCTTAAATCATTCTTTGTGAAATACGAAAGGAAATTGCCAGAGCTCCTTGATGACTTTATGGATTATTATCGTTATCATAAGAGAAAACAGGTTATATTCTATTATGATGCTACATTCGTTGGTAATAACTATGCGCTTCACAACAACGATTTTCATAAAGAGATTGAGAATACACTCCGTCGACATCAATGGAATGTGAGAGCTGTATATATAGGTCAGCCAATGAAACACATCATGAAGAATGAACTTATCAACCGAATGTTCCGAGGACGTGCTAATCATATGGTACTTATCAACAAGGATAATAATCCTGACTTGCTTATCTCTATAACGTCTGCAGGTATTTACAACGGTCAAAAAGACAAACGTGGTGAGAAACTTGCGGAAACAGAAGAAGATAAGCTCGAAGGACGTACTGATGGTTCAGATGCTTTCGATACGTTGTGTATAGGCGTGGAACGTTTCCCAGTTCATACTCAGTCAATTATTACTAATTCTTACTCTTGATATAATAGCCTCAGTCTTTAAGGATTGAGGCTTATTTATGTTAAATAATACTTATAGTACGAATAAAAATACTATATTATTTGTGTAGTACGAATAAAAGTACTATCTTTGTATTGTTCAATTAAAGCAATACTATTATGAAGAAATTAGAATTAACGGAAACGGAGTTCGATTTGATTGAGACTGTAAGAAACTACAAAAGGAGTTATCCGAATGGAGATCCCGAATTGCTATGGTACATCAACAGACTTTTTGCTGAACTCCTCGACGAACCGCTTCATTATTAAAAACAAGCCCCACCTTCATGGGTGGGGCACAAAAATAGAAAGATATGGCAACAATGACATTAGCAACAAAGGCAGGCACAATGAAATCTACATTGAAGGATATCCTAATTTCGATATCATGGACTGACTTATCTAAACGTTACTTTGGTAAGAGTAATTCGTGGCTCTATCACAAGTTAGATGGTGTTGATGGTAACAAGAGACCTACAGCATTCACTGAGGAAGAGAAATATCAGCTGAAAGGTGCGTTGATTGATTTGAGTAATCGCATCCGTGCAGCTGCTGACAGTATAGAATAAGCCTGGGTGTATTGCCCCATTTGAACAGAAGTCGGCCGTTGGCTTGCGGACGCATTGCCCTGGGGTGTTATGCCTCAGGGCTTCTTTGTATATACCTCATGGCAGAGAGCCATGCTGCGCAAGGCACACTGCCATGAGAGATAGGTTGGAACATTATTTTAGGTTGCACAGACCGAATATATTCTATATCGGTCAGAGCAACCGACGATAGGTATTAAATTCACAATACCATGAAATCACAACTTGAAAAGTTGCTTACATATTCCGCAAAAAGAGAAAGAGGCAATTGCCAAAAAAGCGTAGGGCGGTGGGGGCTGCTGTTGCAGAACGCTGCGCTTTGCTTAGCACTCAAAACGTTAATTTGTTGGAAATCAACGTTTTGAGAATTTTAACCGTGGAAAATGTGCGCAAAAATGCCTATTTTTGAAGCACCCTCGCAACTTTCAGGGCATTGAAAGTCGCGAAAAAGCCCCTTGATTACCCTACTTATAGAGAAATCTAAGGGAGATATGTAAAAAGTATCATTTGCGTGAATATACGAAAATGATACGTTTTTGATTTGATATTTGTCTTACATTTGTCCTAAACGTATCCTGATAATATGCATCGGAGTTTTTTATTAATATTTTTATATAATTCCTATTGTAATAGGAAAAATATTGCTATCTTTGTGGTGTAATTATATATCTTTCGAAGAATTTTTTTAGTGGTTAATAATAGGTGCTACAGCCACCTCGTACGTGAGTATAGGATGGCTTGTAATCTTTTCTTTAAGGTAAATAAGATTTATGTTCTAAACTCAAAAGGCGCTTGGCTGAAGCCTAGGATGGCAGCTGGAGAAATCCAGTTGTCATTTTTTTATATCCTATTATGAATAGAAAATGCTAGTTTGTGCTGAAAGTTGAAAGAAAGTTGTTGCAAGTTTCTTTCAGGGTATATGTAAAGTGCTGATAATCAGTGTGAAAGTTGAAAGAAAGGTGTTGCAAGTTTCTTTCAGGGTATATGTAAAATGCTGATAATCAGTGTGAAAGTTGAAAGAAAGTTAGTGCAAGTTTCTTTCAGGGTGCATTTTCCTCGATGATAATTTTGTAAGTGAGTATCTAGATAGACAGACAGATAGAGAACAAAGAGAATCTATCAAGGCATCAATGGATTCGCTTCAAATAAAAACTCCTGAAGACTTTCAGAAAGCCATGATTACCCTGTATAAAACACAGAATGAGAATAGAAAAGAATATTAAGCTGGGAGATAATAGAAAGGGATAAGGAGAACAGCTGTCATAAATCCTAAAATAGTGATAATGTTCTCCTGCCTTTTTGTTATTGCATCTTGACGTAATAATTTCATGATGAATTGAAGAAGTATAATCGTTAATGTCATAATAACGGTGAATGTACTTCCAAAGGCGATAATGTTACTTATAATGCTTAGCATAAAACTTATACTATTCTTTCTTGTTGCAAAGTTAATGTTTTTATAGCATTGTGTTAAGGAAAAAGTGTTAAAAAATTGAGGATATGTTTCTTTCTGTTAAATATATCGTTTAAATTATACATGCCTGGGAGTTTCTCTCTCAGGGCTTTTTGATTTTTTATTGTGTATTTCAAGTTATAATTAACGCTAAAATATGACGCGAAAGGTTGCACATTTGAAAAGTAAAATGTACTTTTGTCCATGAAACGAACAATGGAACTATGAGCATTTTAAGATTTCACACGAGAAAGGTTTCCACTCGTATATCAAATGACCGTCCTACCTTGAAAACAGGTTTGGAATCGCTTGCAAATATCAAGGGACGTATGCGTTTCAATCAGTATGTATTTAGCAATGATATTGATGATTTGCGTAACGACTGGATTACTATTGGAAATGATATTAGAAAAGCGATGAGTTTGTATGGAAAATAAAGATAATAAAAATAAAACGAAAAAGAAACCAGTCTTGGCAGAGAAGAACGAAGTACCAGTTGATTTAAACAAAGTGCTTGAGTCTCTACCTCAAAATGAGAGAAACAAAGTATCGGGTGCTTTCTTGGCTATGCAGCAGAAGGCTTTTAGTGGTCCGCTTCCTGCTCCAGAAGATTTCATGGCTTATAAAGAGGTGTTGCCTGATGCACCTGAGAGAATTCTTGCAATGGCAGAACAGCAGCTTTCACATAGAATTAATATGGAATCAAAGATTGTGGACGCTGGTATAAATGAAAGTAAAAGAGGACAGAACTTAGGTGCTTTTCTTGCTATTTTATGTTTAATATCTGCCATTTACCTTGGTATTAATGGACATGATTGGTTAGCTGGTTCTATTATGGCTATTATTGTCGGTATTGTAGGTGTATTTGTTCTCCGTAAAGAACCGTCTAAAAATGACAAGGAATTAGATGATATAGATTCTTAATCTGTTTGCAAAATAAATACTTGCCCTGTTTTTTTTCAGGGCATTGCTACCATAGCTCATGATATTGGTGCTGGTCGTCTGATAGATAAACCAGTTCAACAAAATGTTTAGAAAGATCACAATGAATTTAAATTCTCCAATCGTGAGGTTGGGGATTTTTTTTTGTTGCCTTTGATATTCTTGATAAAAAGGTGTATATTTGCAAATATATACTTTTTAAAACTATAATTATGGAAATTAATAATCTAAGAATTGATGAGGATCTCGAATCCTATCTTTCATCTAAGGATGATGTGAATTCATTTATTAACGAATGTATTCGTGAAGCAAAAAAGTATGATTATGCCTTTAAGCAGGATGAACAGGCTCAAACACAGCCACCTGTAGAAGACAGCTCTGTGCCACCTCTTGTTTATAAGGAACAAAGCAGCAATAGTAAGTTGGGACGTTATGCCTTAATACTTTTTGCTTCTGTTGCTCTGCTTCTGATTTGTCTGCAGACATGTAATAATGGCTCGAAGCCTGCACCCGTAGATGATTATTCGTCTGAAATAGTAACAGCTGACACTACTGCTGCAAGTTCTGTAGCAGCAAGTTCTGTAGCTGAAGAAAGCAAAAAGCCTATAGTATGGTCTTTTAGTACAGAAAAAGACAAAATGACAAGCACAAAGAATATTTGGGCCAAAATTTATAGTAACAATTCTGTTAGCTTGGATTTCCCTTATGAAGATACAGGTGCTACTATTACAATACGATATATGAAGAAGTATGGCTATGATGCAATGGTAAGCATTGGCAGTGGTCAGATATATGGTAGTGAATATGAGAACGATAACTATGTTATGGTTCGTTTTGATGAGGGTAAACCTATAAAATATTGGTTTGACGAGCCATCTGACGGATCAAGCGAAATGATATTTATCAGGAAGACAAAAGATTTTATTGCTCGATGCAAGAAGGCTAAAGATATTAAGGTTGAAGTACCTTTATACCAAGCAGGTAGGCCTATATTTGAATTTCATGTCGACGAGCCTTTAAAGTGGGAATATTAGTGGTGATGCAATAAAGTTTCTTAAGCCTCTTGCGCATTATGCGCTGGAGGCTTTTTAATTCCACATGATATATTTTTTTCATTTTTTCTTGCAGTTTTCATTTTTTCTATCTATCTTTGCCCTTGCTAAAAGAAGATGATGGTAGTCCATTCCGCAGGGCATCGGTTATTGCTCAGACATTGAAGTCGTGGGCTTTTTTTATGCCCACTCATAAAGATATTGGCGGTTTGCCATTCCGTAGATTTTGATAGCCCATCGGGTGGAGTCATCTTCTTTTAGCAGCGGGATGTGCAGCCGCCTTTTTCTGTGCTCTGGCCCAGCAGTTCTGGGTATGCTAAAAGAAGATGCAATATGCAGACATTAGAATTACAGCGCAGCACTCAGCGCACGTTCTCACTCCAGGAGTGGCTGAACGCAAAGAGTGAGTTTTATTCAGGGTTGATGGAAGAACCTATCAGCCGTGTACAGGTTGTGAGAGTTCACTTGGCTTTTGTAAGTCTTGTTCTTATCGCCTTGCTTATAGAGCAGCAACCAGTGTTGGCTTGTGTTATGGCAGCCTGTGCAGGTTGGCTGGTGTATAGAATAAATAAAGGAAAGGAGGTAAGCAATGAATTGGTTTATAAATAAAAAATTTGAAGCAGATTTTCCTCGTGCAGATGCCGAGGGCATGATTTTTGATTTCGTGAATGATTATCGTAATGCCATTATTGACAAGAAGGCTTTGGATGAAGTATGTGTTGTCCTCAAGAAGCTTGTTGAGAAGGCAAACGAGAGCCTTGACCCTATGCAAATGTTACATATTTTTACATTAAATTGGTCTGATTCTGTCAGAATTACTATCGTTGGTGGCATGCCTCGTGTGAGTAATCTTGTAGATATGACATTTGTCAAGGCAGAAAAGATAATACGTTATGAACCAAATTTGTTTGATACTAAAAAGAAGAAATAAGGAGGTGAGCTATGAGCAAGATTAATCTTTCGTCAGCTACCATAGAAGCTTTGAATGTGTTCCTTGATAAGGACGAGCTGTCACTCGATATTGAACTGCTTGATGATGCTATGGATGATTATCTGGAAATGCATTGTGACGATATTGATGGTGACGAGGCAAAACGCAGGCTTGACATGGCTTCGAGCCTTAGAAGAGTGAGCAAGAACTTTACACAATTACTTAATGCAATGAACGATGGAAAAGAATAATGAAAACGATAAGGAGTTGACTCCTATGCAAGAATGGCGTAATGCCGCCGACGAGTTTGTTAAGCTTGAGATTGATGTGCTTGATGCCTATTTCCGTTCAAGAAGTCCGCTTCCGAAGAAAAGTGTGTCGGGTGTAGATTACATGCCTGATGATAAATCGACAATGGATATTGTTGATGATCTGAATGATATGGTAGAGGTTGAACCTGCTGTTGTGCTGAGATATATGCAACTGCAAGGATATGATCTCACTACTGATGAAGCGGGTAAGGTGAAATGGAACATCTGGCGAAACTTCAACTTCCCTGCATAGATTAGGAAAACATTTTTTTACATAAGCAAATTGTGACTAAAGGGGTGGTGCTCGTGAGAGTGCTGCCCCTTGTATTTTTAGATACTGGGTGTTATTTATAACTTCGCAGAAAAAGAAAACGAAGATATGATAACAGTATTAAATGGTCTTTCGGGCAAGTATTTCTCATGTACAGTACCTGATGTAGAATTTTCCATCAATGGGTATCGTGCAGCTGTTACCATACAGGTTGGCGCAAAGACTATATACGATGAATATCTCTATCCTATAGATTCTAAGATTACTCTTCGTGATTTGGGTGAGCTGCTTACTCCTTATGTGAAGAACTCGCTTGTTGCTCATCTACAGTTGACTATAGTGGAAGAGATCGAGGATAGCGATGTTACATATAATGCCACGATGGAGGCTGATGTTATCTATTGTGTGGCTGATTTTGGAGCCGACGCAGAAGACTTCTGCAGCCGTCATTTCCTGACCACGCTGCAAGGAGTGAAAGAAACTGCTCTTAACCGTTTGGAATATTTGCATTACCTGGGCAATGATGCAGCTGTGGTTACTGCATACTATGATGATGCTTCGCAGGCTGATTTCAACCTTGTCCCTGTAGGCGGTAATGGTAGCTATACCACCATCGATGTAACACCATCTCAATTTGTACATCAGGAAAAAGTGCTGGTGGGCTTTGTTGTTACAGCAGGCAATCGTACGCAGGAGTTCAGTGTGGACCTCGATAATCCTGACTGTGCACCAATACTTATATTCGACAATTCGTTTGGCGTGGAAGAGCTGCTGTATTGTACAGGAACTCATACCGTGGCACCATCGTATAAGCGTGACACTGTGTGGATGAACGGCATTCAGCGCAACTACAAGATACAGGAAACGCGCACATTCAAGGCTGATACAGGTGTAATGAATGCTGCTATGGCTAACTGGGCTGACGAGCTATTTCGTTCTCCATACGTGAGAGTGGTAAACTTCTATAACGGATTTCCTAACATAGGTAAGGAAGTCTTGATTACCGACTCTAAGTCGGAATACAATAACGAGGACGATACCCTGATAAGGTTCACCTTCAGCTACCAGTATAGTCAGCGCAATCAGAATGTAGTTGACATGCAGCGTGAAGGACGCATATTCGATAACACGTTTGACCATACATTCCAATGATGAAAAAGACAATACATAAAGCCATACACTTCAATGAGATGCTGCATATGCTTGCCGTGGCTGAAGAACGTAGGCAGACACTGAACATCAAGGTGTGGAAAACAAATGGTGAGGAGGTGGAACTGCAAGGGTGGCTGGTGCATCACGACTACTGGAGAGGCGGATATGTTAGATTCCGTAATCCTATGAATGGAGAAATACGCATGTTTCCAGAAATATTTATTCACGAAATCAATAATCAAAGAGTATTCCTATGAATGATAATTATACACTTGAAGAGGCAGGCAGAAAGGGAGACTATACTCAATACCGCATGGTGCCATGTGGCATAGGTTGCGCTACTGGTAAGAATTCTGTAGCTGATTACGTTGGTGATGCTGCCAGTGTTCTTGGTGATGATCCTTTTGCCGAGGTACAGCACAACAAAATTACCGTGAAGGGTAAGGAGTATGAATATGTGTTGTGGGGCAACGACGACCAGTTGCCATATAACGTGATGGATCGTCTTAGCAGTAGTATGATTACTGCTCAATGCCAGGCATTCAATATCCTTGCCTGCTATGGTCAGGGAGTGCGTTTTGTTGATCGTAAATCGAAAGCCGACGTGAACAATAAGGATATTCTTGACTTCTGTCTGCATACCTCGCTGCACAGCGTGTTCCTGAAGCAGTCAACCGATATGAAATTCTGGTATTGGAGTGTGAACACTATTATACTGAGCAACGACGGAAAGAATATTGTGCGTATAGGCAATAGAGATGCCATGTATTGCCGACTGGAGTATGCTCCATCTACCAAGAGCAAGACCATTGAACACGTGTTCTATGGAAATTGGAAAGACGGCAAGGCTATTTCTAACGAAATAGAGGCGCTGCCATTGCTCGACATGAAAGACCCTCTTGGCGACCTGCAAGTGAGAATGGGACTTGTTGCTGATCCCAAGACGGGCAAAGAACGTGAACCAACGAAAGATCGTCAGTTTGCTGTGGTGTGCCGAATGGCCACTCCTGGTTGCCAGTATTATCCAATACCTTACTATATGAGCATATTCCGTGACTATTGGGACGATATCTATCGCCTTATTGGTCGTGGAAAGCGCTACATGATAAAGAATACCACGGCTCCACGTACTCAGATAGAAGTGCATAATGAGTATTGGGATGCTGTGTGCGACAATGAGAACATTACGGATGAGGAAGCACGTGTTGAGAGAAAGCTGCAGGAAAAGCAGAATATCATAAACTTCGTTACTGGTCTTGAGAATGCTGGTAAGGCTCTTGTTTCGGGTTATTATGTTGACCCTAACGGCAAGGAAAACCGTATGGTGCGTATCAATGTGTTGAACGAGGCAAACAAAAAGGAAGGTGGCAACTGGAGCGATGATATGAGCGAAGCTTCTAATGCTCTGTGCTTTGCCTTTGGTGTGCATCCTAATCTTGTTGGTGCTACTCCTGGTAAGAGCCAGATGAACAACTCTGGTTCTGACAAGCGAGAGTTGTTCACTTTGAAGCAGGCAACGGAAAAGCCATTCCATGATGTTATGGCAATGCCTTATCATCTCATTCTGCACTATAACAACTGGCAAGACGTAGCTACTATTGACGTGCCAATGATAATGCTCACTACTCTTGACGAGAATAAAGACGCAAAGAAGGTTACTAACTCTAATACAGATGGCAATGGAGATAACGATTAATAGGCAAGACTTTGAGAATGCTCTTCCTGTAGGTACATCATCACATGATGAAGTGTTTGAGATGGTGAAGCCCTCTATTGATGAGCGTGTTATTATTGCCGAGAATGAGATTCTTGGTGATGCTGGGGTTACCGCGCTGCAGGAAAGTGAAGTAACCATGGAGTTTTTCAAGAAATATGTTTGTATGGCGGGGCTGTTGGCAGTTCTTAGGCAACTTGATTTAACGCTTACGTCAACAGGCTTTGGCATAATCAATAATGACACTATCAGTCCAGCAAGTAAGCAGCGTGTTGATGCCTTGGAGGGAGCGTTGAGAACACAGCTGCTGCGTTGTCGTGCCATGCTGCTTAACATGCTACGTTCTGATGAATGGGGTGTGACTGTTCAGGCGAAACAGCAGCTACAGTATTTATATACTGATTATCACTATTTCTTTGGCAAGGGTGACTATCCATCATCATATGATGATTGGAATAAGTTTAAGGATACGATAGCTGTAGCTGACGAGCATCTTCGTACTCATATTTCGGATGAACAGATGGATGAGCTGCTTGATGCGTATCGACGTAATGACAGTGCACGCTTGCAGAAGTACAATGCCGTAATCAATCAGATACATCGTTATACCGATGCCATGGCTATGGGCTTCAAGAGTGCTCAGGTGAGCTACAGGAAAATCATAGATATGATAGAGAAGAATCCTGCAGTCTTTGATAAATATCCCCAGTCAGATGCTTATAAATTGAATCATCATGAAACTTTTCAGAACACTAAGGAGTCATCAGCCTTCTTATTCAACGGCTGATAACTCGTTGAACCTTACTGCTCCAAAAGATTGGAAGGAGTTGACACAGGAACAGCTCAGATATGTGCTGAAGCTTCTTGCTACTTTTCAGGAGCGTACGGTTGTGAAAACATATATGCTTGTGCGCTTCACCGGAATACACGTGCTGAAGAAGAACCGCTTCGGGTGGCGGTGCTTCGTCCGTACTACATGGTGGGGAAAGCGCAAGTACTTTTACTTGCAGGCTTGGCAGATTGAGTCCCTGCTGAGTCAGATGAAGTATGTCGATTCGTATGAAGACATGGGTGTTCGGTTGGAGGACATTCACGGCTATCATGCGATCGACATACAATTTCATAATCTGCTATTTGTTGATTATCTGAATGCAGAGAAGTATTACCAGCTTTACATGCAGACACAGAAGGATGAATATCTTGAGAAACTGGCCCGTTATCTATACCGTAAGAAGAATGGTGAAATGCCTCGACGCTTACGGCTTGATGCTGCTGAAATGCTTGGGGTGTATATGTGGTATTCAGATGTGAAGCTGCTCTTTTCGAGAACATTCAAGCATTTCTTCAAAAAGGTGGATCCTGATGTTGATGATGTTCCAGATATGCGAGTGGTCATGGATGCACAGATACGAGCGTTGACGGATGGCGACATCACTAAGGAGAAAGTGATACTGAATACATCTGTATGGCGTGCTCTTACAGAACTTGATGCAAAGGCACGTGAGGCAGAAGAATTACTACGTAAAATAGGTAAAAATGGCAACTGAAAAGACTTTTGATGCGCTAACATACTTCAAGCACCTTGCCGAGACAAATAAGCTTGCTAAAAAGTATGACTTTTATGCAGGATTCTGTAGCGGTCCTGATGGTATAGAAGATGTGATGCAGCAATTTCGCAAGAAAAAGAACTTCATTCTGATTGATGATACTACCAGTCAGAATACATATAGTCGTGGTGTGACCTTCTTTGATAAGAACGTATATACGGTGTTCATTCTCGCAGCATATAGATTCGACGATATGGAAGACCGTGAGCAGAAACTTAATCTGTGCCGACAGATATTCCGTCAGTTCCATAGCCGTTTGATTCATGATAAGGAGTTGATGCTGTATGGTGACATGATGGAGTTTCTGGATGTAGAAAGTATTTACTCAAAGGAATTGCCTCGTTATTCCAAAAGTGGTGTGACGGGGCTGTATTTCATGATTAATAACGATGAGCCGATAGATCTTACATACTCGGCTGCTGATTGGGAGTAAGCTATGGGAGCAGGTGCAGAGAGGATGGCCATTGCGCAAGGTTCGTATCATGGCAGAAGTGGTGGTCGTAATAATTTCCAGTATTCACAGGAAGAGATAGACGCTTATAACAGAGGCTGGTCATCGTTTATGGTTCAGATACTGCAGGAACAGATAGAGCGACTGAAAGTATCGGATTCAGGGCGACTGATGCAGTCGGTGCATGAGCTTATACAGACTGGCACAGTAACTACCATTGAACATAGATTTCTGATGTATGGTATCTATGTTGCTGCAGGTGTGGGAAAAGGATTTGAACATGGTAATGGTGGTGACCTTCTTTTTATGGGAGATCCATATCGTGCGGCTCATGGAAGATATGGTTCAAGACAGGTAGGTGCAGGATTATCAGAACATGCTATGCTGTCTCCTAAGTATGAACATATTACAGTGCACCACGGAAAGAATGCAGGTAAGGAGGCTGCTCTTACATCAGGAGGTAAGCGTCAGCCTCGTGACTGGTTCTTCAAGAAATATTATTATTCGCTGCATAAACTGAACGAGACGAATGCACGCTTCTTCGGTTCTGCTTATCAGGGATTGACCTCAACATTCCTCGAGGGACTATTTGCTGGAATATCAGATAAGAATCGTATCCGCTCTAATCATTTTTAGTATTTTTATATGAATAGCGTTATCCTTAACTTCGCATAAAAAAGAAAAGCAATATGCCAACAGCAGCAGAGAAGATAAATGCACTTCACACAATCTTTGAAGGTGTGAGAGACGAGAGAAGAACGTATGCCAATACTGCTACACGTATTGGTAATGCGTTTCTTGCTTTACTGTCATACCTCGAAGATGCTCCATTTCTTCGTAAGGATATCGAAGATGTTGACATGGAAGTTCTTCGCCTGCTAAAAGGTGCTATCATTGGCGAAAGCAATCAGATAAGGCTTAATCCTGATGGCTCTATATCATGTGGTTCAATCCGTGTTAATGGTTCTGCCATCTTTGATGAGTTGGTGTTCAATCGCCAGAACGTTCTTGAGGGTGATACTTATTTCACCGATAAAGGCATCATTGAGAGTGTGGAGCACACCGACCTCGGTCAATATGTACTAACATTCAGGCAGGAGTATGCAGGTGAACGAACAACATTTCACGTTAACGATATACTCCTAGGCAAGGTTAACAACCTCGATGCATCCCGTTCCTATCGCTCATTTTGGTTGCGTGTTGACTCTGTAAGTGCAGATGGCAACAGTGTTGTATGCAGCCAATATGGCAATACTGATGTGCCAGGAGGGGTTAACTATCCGCCAGAAGCTGCCGCACGTGTGATAAGGTGGGGTAACACGGTAGATGAAAGTCGTCAGAGTGTGTGGTTTGTAAGTTCCAATGAAGGACGTTGGCTCTTTCTTCAGGGAGTGAACAAGCCTATCCTTGACGATACCGTCAACGGTTCTAACTATGCTGGATTCATAGGTTTACCTCCTGATATAGCAGCTACTCATGACCTGATAGAAAGAGGACTTATCACTCAGGATCAGCCTTATCTTTATTTTCGTGGCATCATGGTGCAGGACCTTATTAAGGTTGACTACAATGGTAATCCTGAATATACATCACGAGATAAAGGACAGTGGAACAGCAACGCTACCTATATATGTGGCTATGATAATGTGAAGAAAGGATATTATTCAGATCGTGTGTGGTGGGGAGGCTGCTACTGGCAATGTGCCGTTGCCACGTGCACAGGTTCTGAGCCTCGGTTTAACAACACCGATTGGACTTGCCTTATAGGTGGTGCCAACATGAGCGTGGATATAGTCTCATCGAAGGGTGATTTCTTCGAGGCAAACACAGACTGGACAACCGATCTTGTTGCTACTGTGTGGAATGCCGAAATGCAGCTTACTGAAGCAGAAGTGCAGCAGGGACATATTACCTGGACACGTATCTCAGATGATGCAGATGGTGATGCTGCGTGGAATAACAGACACCAGACCGATACCATTGGTCTTACTCTTGCTATAGATTCAACGAGGGATTTACCCTCGGAATGGAAAGCTGGCTCTACTGTGGGATATAGATGTGTGATAGAATTTGTTGATGGTCAGACAGCAGCTGCTGAATATACAATAGTGGATTAATATGAAAATAAAGAAAACAGGTGGACGAATAGTCCATAGTCCTTTGTCCTTCTCGTTCCAAATGCTGGAACTTGGAGGTTCGTACGTGCAGAAGTTCAGTGCGCTGACAGGAGAATATATCCCTGACCGTACCGAATTTCCTTACCTGTTGAAACCTCAGCTGGTGATTACTGATCCTGATGGCATAACACCGACAGGAGAATATACATCGTATCTGAAGAACGTGTTGTGGAATCTCGTGCTGTATTATGGCAATACGTCAACAAGACTTGTGGAGGGAGTGGACTATACGGTAAACACTTCTACTCATGCTCTCAGTCTGGAGAAAAACGTGGGTGTTGAGGAAGTGCTGCACATAGAGTTCACAGCTGATTATCTTGATAAGACCAGAGGTGAAACAACTCAGTTCACATGGAAGCACGACCTTACTACTATATCTGAGAACGAGTACAAGATAAATCTTGTTATTGACCAGCCGTCAAAGATAAATCTTTCACCATTCAAGTATAGGGATGTCATTGCTGTCAATGCGACGTTGCAGAATGGTGATGCTGCTGTTGATGATGCGAAGTGTACTTATCTGTGGGAGGTGTTTAATGCTGCAGATAGACGATGGGAGGCTATCAGCGATGATGAGCTATGGTATGTATCTGGCAAGGACACGAAGACTCTTACTGTTAAGCAGGATTTCATACAACATCTCGTGGTGAGGATTACGGCATACCTTAACGACGACCGTTCGCAGCAAGGAAGTGAGGCAATATTGTTGCGTAGGTGGTATGGACAGTATGAGCCTGAAGCTTTTTTCAGCACAGGGAAGTATGTGTTTGTTGACACCAGAAACATTGTTGTTGGTGCGAAGGTTACTAATAGACAAGGATTGGTGGCTGGTGCGACACGATATTTTGATATAGAACTCTTCTATCGTAAGAGTGCATCGGATGAATGGAAGAGTATAGGATATGGAGAAGAGGTGATTTTGCCGAGAGATTCTCAGATTGTTGATCATCAGGTAGGGGTGATATGCAGAGAGCTTTCGGCGTATGTTCCAATAGAACTGCCTGATGGTAGCTTACTCACTGATGAAGACGGTGAAGTTTTTATAGGACAGTATCCAACATCTAATCGTGAAGTAGAATGATATATCTTATTCGAAAATTGATTCCTATATATAAAGAGGAAAGAATTATAATCCAAAAACAAAGTAGAGATGAAATACTATATCGTTCCATCGCTCTTGGCAGAGCAGCTAAATCTCACGGAGTTTCGCAAGGGAAATGCAACGGTGGGATATGTGGTGACAAATGGCGACCTTGCCGTGATAGGCTTAGACGCAGCAATAGCAGCTGGTGCCGAAGAGATAAGCAAGGAGGAAGCAAGACAAATAATCAGTAAAATAAAGTAACTATGGGTAATATATCATCAATACATCATCTATATGCCTTCCAAGATGGAGATACTATCACTCCAGGAATGGGAGTGAGAATAGATGCAGGGTATAGCTTGCAACAGTATTGGAATCCATCAACTAAATCGGTTGTTTCGACGGACTTCTCGTTGCACCATGCAACGCTCTATCCTCAAGCATATTCGTCGAAGAGAGGAGCTGTTATCGTACCAGAAGTGAATGGTCAGCAATGGTATTATGGCAATATAAGTGATGAGGGAGCAATTCTCGAAAACGGTGCTGTTAAAACAAAGTTCTCATCTCTGTTTTCGATTACATCTATTACTGCTAATGGTAAGACTTTTCCTGCTCTTGTTATCAAAGGAAATCTTGCATCAGAGAATGATCTGAATGATAAGTATATCTATTATACATCGAGCTATAATGGAAAGGCATTTACCTGTCAGCAACTCATACCTATACAGTCAGCTGTTGGTGATGCTTATGATGTGCTATTGTCATGCTTAGGCCAAGATGGTAGCGGTGATAATGTATTATCTAATGATAATGACTGGGTACAGTTTTCGGCTTATCTGCAAGTGGCAGGTCAAAATGTGGCAAGTGGTGTTACCTATCAGTTCCAGAAGCTTAATGGCAGCACATGGCAGAATGTTACGAATACACCTAACCTTATCGAGTTGAATGCTGGAGTTATCAAGTTGTATAATGCAGCTGTTGAGGGCGTTGAGATGTTCCGTGTTGTGGCCACATACAATCAGAAAGCTCATATTAAGGTCTTTGAGGTTACAGATATTCATGACCCATTCTACATTGATGATGGCTGTAATATTGCAGGTGACGCAGTTGCCGTTGGAGAGCGTGCAATCTTCAATCCGAAGGTGTATGATCGCTCTGATGGTTCTGTATCTACAGGATGGACGTTTGACTATATGCTGACCAAAAGGTCTGATGGTAGCGTTATCTCAGATATTAATCATACGCAACTTACGTATGATAATATAGAGAGATATGGAGGAATAAATGTACGCATAGAAGCAAGTAAGTAGGTATGGCGAAAGTTAGTTCCATCAAACAATTAATTCCTGCTCCTAAGGATGGAGAGCTAGTGATGTGTTATATGGCTGGTGAATATCAGTCAGCCGTTGAATATATCAGAACAAATGAATCAACACCTATCGTTGAACATAATGATGCACTATGGTATCCTGCTAACGTGGGTACTATTGTTGGGACAGAACCAACAGCATCATCAACTGCATGGAAACTCTTGACACGAGAGAATATCATATATGCTAAGATTGTCATGTCTGCATTTGGTAAGATTGGTTCAGCTGTGTTCTATGGTGATTATATGTTTTCGCAGTATGGTAGGATTTATAATGCTAATACTGGTAAATATACCTATTCATACAATTACCAGCTATTTGATGTTGCAAAATATGAAGCGGGGAAACAAGATACGTGGAGACCAGTAATGGCTCTTAATCTTCGTGACGGTTCTCTCAATGCAGGTAAAGGTACTTTCGAGAACCTTACTATAAGAGATTGCATAGCTTGGAATCTCCGTTCTCCATTCGTCCCTGCGCGCGATCCGAATACTGTAGATGTTATCCTTGGAGATGAGCCAATAGTGGTTGAATCTCAGGAATCGGATAATCTACTGGTGCGTGCTAATGGTGGTGGATGGTTGACCGATGGTACGCTAGATTGGTCTACTAAGTCAATAGGTCGTAGAATAACGATTACAGGTGTTGATGGCATAGAGTCTAACGTGTACCGTGGATATGTTACTTTCAGAGCTACTGCAGGGAAATGGTTCTATATAAATGGTGATAGAAGAAATTCTCTTGTTATTCGTAATACCTTGGTGGAGTTGATAGGCTACGGCTATAATAACACGTTTTACGGTTGGATCGTTACTAATGTCAGAGATGTGATGTCGACACCTGATCAGTGCTATGGTAAACCATTGAATTGTCTCGCTATGGGAAGCGTTACGGGGAACAGTAATGGTGCGAGCTTTAATAAACTATCAATGTTCAATGGTGGAACTATTGGTGGGCAGAGCGTATCAATGACTGTGACAAGGCGTGGTACAGGTTGGTATAGAGTAACAATTCCGTCAGCATGGAATCTTGGTACAGAGTATTTTGTTTCTTTGACAGCTGTTGGACGATCTGAAGGTAGAAGCGAACAGGATGGAGGATGGTATGGACTTAAACCTACTCTTGTGAGGAAAGAATCAGGTTACTTTGATGTAGCACTTGCTGACGATGAGTCTTCTAACGATGGCTCTTTTGATTTTATGCTGTTTAACTTAAATGACGTATAAATATGGATACAAAGAAATTCTCAGACATTGAAACTTTCGGGAATGTCAGCTCTGGAATTCAGCTTCTTGGATATAATCAGGAGGCAAATAAGGTAGGTATGGTGCCTATTGCTCAGGTGAGTGGTAAGTCTTTGATAGCTGGTGCTAGATGGAGACTAGATTCTGCTTCGTCAGAAGGCGAGCCTTATGGTGATTTAGACGCTATTCGAAATCTTGCATCGATATTGGGACTCGGTGGTTATCTTGTTGGCAACGACCATAGTCGTCAGAAACTAGATCCAAGCAACCATTTCAGACTTGCCAATGGAGCGCCTGCAGCTCTTGATGGCACTATGGGACATTACCAGTGGGGATGGGGTGTACCTTACTATTATGCAGCCTGGAAGGATGATACTTACGAGTATGAAGCTGTGTCAACCTCTCCTATACCTGGTCATTGGAATTATCGAATTCCTGTTGCGTCAATAGGTGCAGCAGGTGCAGCTGCGTTGGATAGAACTAATAATATATTAGTCAGTTATTGCAATCGTACTGCTCAGTATCGTGGTGGCAAGAACGAGGCAACTTATGATGCAGCTTGGAATACTTCGCTGGGGAAGCCTGTTGTAAATATTAATAGTGAATTGTTACAGACCTACGCAGAGAAGAATGGAACAAGATGGGGTGCATCTATGTATATGATGAATTATATGATAGCAGCTCTGATGCGCATAGTATTCCATAATAAAAATTCTCAGGCAGCATACAATTCTACGCTTACTGCTGATGGAGTTCATCAAGGAGGTCTTGGTGGAGGTATACCATATAAAGGAGCTGATTTCGGTGGTTATTATGCTACTTGTGATATAGATGCTCTTGCAGATAAGGGTGATGCTCTTGGCGTATTTACTATCAACTTGACAAAGGACGATGGTACAGATTATACTATCCCTAATGTTCCGTGTTTTTATGGACTGAAGAATCCATTCAGTTATGTATGGTGTATGTTGCATGGTGTCTTACTGAAATATAATGCCGATAAAAGTATAGATGTCTATGCCAAGAAAGTATGGAACGCTGATCCAGTCCCTACAGGAAGCATTACTGGTATGGAGAAAATAGGTACAATACCTTCTGTTGATGGTGCTTCTTGGTTCTATACCAAGAGGATGAATCTGACTAATTTGTGTATGTTTCCGTTGGAATTCAATGGTTCTGCATCTACATATTATTGTGACGGATTCTACCATGGAGCCTATACATCGGGTCTTCGTGGTCTCCTTGCTCTTGGCGATGCTGGCTCTGATTCCCTTGCGGGCTCTTGCTGTCTCGGTGGTGACGCTGCTCCCTCGGATGCCGCTGTGGGCCTTGGTGCTTCCCTCTGCGAAGCAGCAGAAGACTGGGATACACAGGCTTTTTGGGTTGGATAGTTATGAAAACAAAGTGAACCACCGCGAAGCGGTCCGCGATGATATCGCGGTGGTTAAAAATATTAGTTCTTTGACTTGCTGAATTACAGGAAAAATGAGTATCTTTGCAGTTGCGTTTTCTGCGTAGGCAGAACTCCTATATGCAGGGTCTTCGTGGTCTCCTTGCTCTTGGCAATGCTGGCTATGATTCCATTGCGGGCTCTTGCTGTCTCAATGGTAACAATGCTCCCTCGGATGCCAATGTGAACATTGGTGCTTCCCTACGCTATTATTATAGGAGTGCACCTCTCCCAATGGAGAAACACATAGAAAGATGATGGAGAGACTCGTAACAAGAAAGTGAGCGTCATACCCATCGGATAAAATAGCAGAGTCTATTTGGTCCATAGATCCCTTATTTTCCATTTTTTTTATTACTCCATAATCCCGATATGCGCAGAATAAGTGATACCGGTGATAACGAGTCTATACAGAATGCTCGTGATGCTTATGAGAATTACTCTCGTAACAAGCATCACCGACATGATATTTGTGAATTCGAGCAAGAATTGGATGCTAATCTTAGTAGAATTCTTGACGAAATTGTCACTGAGACCTGGACTCCATCACCTTACAAGAATAAAACTATTTTTGAAAGAAAGGAAAGACAACTTGCAGAAGCACCAGTACATGATCATGTACTAGAAGCTGCGACGATATTACCATACGAAAAATGTCTTTATGATTATATAACTTGGCATGCTCCTGCAGTTAGGCCCAATATGGGTACTAATGGTCTTTTGAGAATCCTTAGAAATGATTTGTATCGGAATTCTCAAGAGGAATGTATGTACTATGCTTCTCTTGATATACATCATTATTTCCCTCGGATGGATCATCAAGTATTGAAGGATGCTTTATGCTGTAAAGTAAAAGAAGGTAAATTGCGACGATTCTTATTTAAGGTAGTTGACAGTTACAACTACGGTGCACCTCTTGGCATAAAGGTATCTCAAATATTTGGTATGATATATCTTGCAAGATTCGACAGACTTGTAATGAGATGTTTTGATATTATTCAAAACTCAGATAAAATGGCTTATTGGACTTCGAGATATATTACGGATTATATTGCTACAGCGAAATGCCCCAATGAGTCTATGATTTTGTCCAAGGGGTCTCAATTTCTTGCTGATAGATTTCGTTCTTTTATTAGGGAGGGATTTCATCATTATTACAGATTTGTTGACAATATCATATTGATACATCGTGATAAGACATTTCTTCATATTGTTTTGCAGATGGTTATCATGTATCTGACAAGAGATTATCATTGTGAAATTAATAATGATTATAATCTACGTCCCGTATGGATGGGAATTCGGATCTGTGGCTATGTTTTCTATAATGATAAAGTATTGTTAGGTAAGAGAAACAAGCAGGATTTATGTAGGCATGTTGCTCATTTGAAAAAATGCGGTGCCTCGGAAGAAACAATCAGGATTAAACAGGCATCTCGTTTCGGGTATGCTAAACATGTTAATAGTATTCATTTAATAAAGAGTTTAGGCATGGAAAAAACATTAGGCCAAATTATTAAACATCATCGAGTAAAGTCTCCTTTTGATGACATGACTAGTGATCAGAAATTGAAATTTTCTCAAATCAGTAAATTATTGACGGATACTGGTGGAGGATGGGATAAGAAAATCTATCTTGAGGATTTCAAGATAGAGCAATCTAAGATTAATAAATCTAAAGAACAAATCTCAATTCCTAATTCTACGGGGCAGATGCAATCGATATACAAAACTATTCCTGGGAAAGTAATGGTAATAAGGTTTAAGAAGATAGTTGAAACTCGACAGGTTGTTGGTGACGATGGCATTCCGCATGAAGCGTATGTTTTTGAGAAACAGAAGGATGTCAATGGTAATCCATTGTTGTTAGATGCAGAATACTATTCCTATACAGGTTCAAAGATACTCATTGATCAGGCAGAAAATGACTTTTCTAAAGCAGATCTTCCTTCGCCTACTGTAATTAAGCAGTTTATAAGTAAAACAGGACAGACATTCTTTAAATTTACATAGTATGAATAAAGCGGTTTACCGTGAGCCACGTACTTATATGAAGTACGACTCACAACACATTATCGGTTATTTGCATGAGACTGTTATTCCTGATTATCAGCCTGAGTCTGTAGGGGATGATGTTCCTGACTCATTCACTGGGTATCAGTATGAAGGTTCAGAACTGGACGGTGGCACTATTATGCCATGTGCGGATCCTGCGTCACGTGATGAAGTTATCAACGCCGTTATTCGCTCTAAATATTCAGCCTCACAGGAATTCTCGATTCAACGGCATTATCAGAATGATCCTGAAGTCTATGCTGATGAATGGGAGGAGTATAACAGTTGGTGCGAGTATGCCAAGACAACGGTTGATAACTGGCTGTAAACAGAAAATGTTACTCGACTTTTATGCGCACTATCGTCTTTTAGGACGGTAGTGCGTATTTTTATATAATGAGTGTTATTCATAACTTCGTCGTGTAAATTTAAATGTTATGATAGAACAGATTAGACATATTGTTGTTACAATAACGCTGGCAGTACTCGCATTCCTGAAACCGATTGAATGCGATTTGTACTCGTTGTTGCTTATCTTTTTCCTTAACTTCCTATTTGGATATCTTAGTGGCATGGTTGCTAATAACGAGGAGTTCAACTTGCGTAAGGCTCTCAGGTGTATTGGAGAGGCTGCTGTATTCTTTATTCTTTGCTGCAGTATATATTTTATCGGTAGGTTGAAGGGTGAGATGACAAGATCTATACAGTGCGTGTCATTTGTTACGTATGTCATAATATACTTTTATGCTCTGAATGTGTTGAAAAATCTAAAGAAAATGTTTAAGAAAGAAACTACTCCATGGTTTATAGTAGCTTTTCTGTACTATGTGTTGAGTGTAAAGTTTATAGAACGTATCCCATTCTTGTCTAACTTTCTTAACATACAAAAGAATGAATTATGAGAGAAATAAAAAGAATCTTCGTGCATTGCACGGCAAGCAGTCAAAGCTGGGGTGTAAAGGAACTGCTGGCAGAGTTTAAGGCCAAAGGTTGGCAGGCACCAGGATATCACTATGCTATCACCGCTGATGGGGTAGTTCACAACATGTATCCTGTGGAAAAAATAAGTAATGGTGTAAAAGGTTACAATGCTAATGCTGTCAATGTTGCTTATGTGGGCGGAATAGATGCACACGGAAAAGCTGTTGACAACAGAACATCAGGTCAGAAAGCAGCACTTCTCGGTTTGCTTCGCGAATTGAAAAGTAAGTTTCCATCCGCTAAAATAATGGGGCATCGTGATATATCACCTGATCTGAATCATAATGGAGTGGTTGATCCATGGGAGAGAATAAAGGACTGTCCATGCTTTGACGCTATTTCGGAATACAAGAATATATAATAATGCTATCGTATGGAAATGAAATGGATAATATTGACTTTTCTTTGTTCCTTGGTTGCAATTTATCAGGGTAACAGGCTGCGTAATGTGCAGCAGGAAAATGAGCGTCTGCGTGTAGAACTTGCACATGCTCAGATATGTGCCCCTTTACAAGTGGATACTATACATGATAGTATTCCTGTATATCAAGCTCCAGTTATCGTTGTCGACAAGTCTTCATACAAGAAAGAATTGACTGACAAGAAACTCTTGAAAGAGATGAGTGTTAAATCAGGACAGGTGGAGACACAACAGCGTACGGAATCGGTTACTTCTGATAGCATTAAATTGCTTAGCCATGTAAATGATAAAAAAGAAATGTTTAGTTATAAGGATAGATGGGCTGAATTTCATCTATCCCTCTGTGACACTACGTTGACATACTCTGTAAGAGATTCCATTACGACGATAGTTTATCGCGAATATAAACATAGACTTCTTTGGTGGAAATGGGGTACGAAAGGTTACAAGGTGAAAGTTGTTAACTTCAATCCCCATTCCACTTTATTATACAATCAATATATCAAGATTGATCATTGACGATTTTTCGCTAAATATTTGGAACTTTGGAAAATAATACTTATATTTGAAGCGTAAAATATAAACAAGTAATTATGGAGTTCCTTCTTATACTTATATCGTCTTGGATACTTGTCTGGTTAATGACACGTAAACCATATAAATCTAATAAGGATAAGCCTATTAGTAGGGAAGAATTGGAGAGGATTTTTAAGGCAAGTTATGAGGCAGACAGGAAAGCCCACGAATGGGTACAAAGTCTCAAATAATAGACGTATTTTTGTTATAATATAATAAGTGCTACTTTTGAGTTAAAACTTAAAAGTAGCATTTTTTTTATGGCAAATATCCAGGAATTTTATACTGTTATCAAACTTAATGATCAAGAGGCAAAGAATACTCTTGAGCAATTGAAGAAAAAGGTTGATGACCTGAAGGCAGCTCGTGATAAGGCTATAGCAGCTGGTTCGGATAGTAACTTTATTAAGGATCTTAATAAGGAATTAAAATCTGCACGTGCGGAACTTAAAGCTTACGATACGAATGTTCGTAAGACTATAAGTACTCTTGATAATCTGTCAGCTTCTTCGGTAAGTGATATAGAGAAGGCTATGCGCTCGATGATGAAGATTCAGAAAGAAGCAACCAATCCTGACGATTGGAATCGAATGCAGGTGTATATAGATAAATGCAGAGAGCGTATAGAACAATTCAAGCAGGGTATTCATGCTGCTTCCAACGAAACAGATAACCTAAGTAAGGTGATGTCTAATATCAAAGGGGCATCCCTTAATGAGTTGAATCAGGCCAAGAACTACCTTGAAGGTCAGATTGCAGACATGAGCCCAGACAGCACGTCATATTCGACTGCTGTAAATCAACTTCAGGAAGTGAAAGCTCGTATCCAGCAAGTTAATGCAGAACAGACAAAAATGGTTTCTCTTATTGAGAAATATGATAGAGAAACTGAAAATACCCGTAAGGATATGCAATCTTTTCAGCGTGAGACTGCTCTTGTTGAGAAAACGCTGAAAAATATTTCAGGAGCATCTGTTCGTGATCTTGATTATTCGCTAAAGATAGTAACAGAGCGAATGAAAGGCCTCGATAGAGGTTCAGAGGAGTTTAAGGAATTGACTAATCAGGCTAAAAAATTTAAGGCAGAACTTGAACGTATTAATAATGAACAGCGTGAGGCAAAAAGTCTTTTTTCGCGAAGTGTGGATTTTTTCAATAGGAATTGGGGATTTATAACTCAGGCAATAGCATCGATTTCTGGTGCCAATTTCGTTATGCGTCAGAGTGTCGAGAATTACGCAAAAATGGATGACGTGTTAGCTTCTACGCAAAAGTATACAGGACTGGCCGCTGATGCGGTACGTGATCTTAACGAGGATTTTAAAGAAATGGATACTCGAACTGCTCGAGAACAGCTCAATGAGTATGCTGGTACTGCGGGTAGATTGGGAATTACTTCCAAGGACGCTATTGAAGAATTCGTTGATGGTGCTGATAAAATTTCAGTCGCGTTAGGTGATGATCTTGGTGATGGCGCTGTTGATACAATTGGTAAACTTACAATGGCGTTTGGCGAAGATAAAAGAATGGGACTTCGTGGTGCTATGCTTGCTACAGGTTCAGCAATAAATGAACTATCTCAGACTTCATCAGCTCAAGCCGGTTATATGGTTGGTTTTACAGCAAGATTGGCAGGCGTTAGTACGCAGGCGCATATTGCGCAGCAAAATATAATGGCATATGGTTCAGTACTTGATCAGAATATGCAACAAGAAGAATTGGCTGCTACAGCGATGAGTCAGCTTATAACTGCAATGTTCAAAGATCCCGCTAAATTTGCTAAACTGGCGGGGCAAGAGGTAAAGAGTTTTTCTTCTCTGTTAAAAACTGATGCCAATAAAGCACTCTTGTCTTTCTTTGAAGCAATGAGAGCTAAGGGTGGCTTCGACAAACTGGCACCAATGTTTGATGAAATGGGACTATCTGGACAAAGATGTGTTGGGGTGTTGTCTACGATGGCAAATAAGATAGATGACGTTAAAAAGGCACAGGAAATAGCTAACAAAGCTTATAATGAAGGAACGTCTATCATTAATGAGTTCAATACAATGAATTACAATGCGGAAGCAAAACTTGAAAAGAATAAGAAACATTTTAGAGACATTGTAATAGAATTAGGTGAAAAACTGTTGCCAGTTATAAGCCATTCTACTACGGCTGGTTCACTCTTAGTAAAGGGATTAGTTGTAATTTTGGATTTTGTACAAAAGTACAAGTTTACTTTGGCTACGTTAACTGTTTCTATTACAGCAGCTACAGTTGCTGTAAATTTGCATCGGCTTAAAGTTATGGCTCTTGTTTTTTGGAAAAGAAAGTTAATAGTTGAGACAAAGGCTTTATGGAAACTTTTGGCAGGACATCCTTATGCAGCTGTTGCTGTTGCCGTTGCTTCATTAATATCGTTGATAATTAATCTTACCAGTAAGAAAGATGCCCAGGTGCAAGCTCAAAAGGCTTTGAATGATATTAAAGAGAAGGCGATTGCAGATGCTGAAGACGAATATTCAAAGGTAGAACTGCTTGTGAAGGTGTATCATGATGAGAATGCAGCGATGAATGATCGTTTAGCAGCTGTTAATGAGTTAAATAAAATAATTCCTAATTATAATGCTCAGTTAGATGCCACAACGGGAAAGTATACAGAAAATGCGACTGCACTCGCAGAATATAACAGACAATTAGTAAGAAAATACGAGATAGAAGGTGCTAAGGATAAGTTAAAAGAATTAGGTAAGCAAAAGGCTGAAGTGCGTACTAAACTTGATAGCCTAAATAAAGACTTGAGTAATGCAAAGAAATCAGGACCAGGTTATACTTATACAACTTCATGGGGAGCGGTTGGTAACACAACCGTAGATATGACAGAACACTTGCAATATGAAATAGATAAGAAAAAGGATGAACTTAGCGCGCTGGAGGCACAAGAAAATGCAATTACCAAAATGTATGGTGGTGAAATTGTTCGAACAGTCACTACTCAGTTTAAATGTTCTGTGTGTGGTGAAGATTTTAAATCACAGGTTGCTCTAGAACAACATATGAAAAGTCATCAAGGTGGTGGTGCTACTGGCGAAACTGCTGCTGAAAAAAAAGCTCGTCTTAAAAAAGAGCGAGAAGCTGCGAAGGCAGCTGCAGCTGCCTTGAAAGCAAAGAAAGAGGCTGATAAAGCAGATAAGGCGGAAACCGATAGACAACTGTCTGAGAATGCTTTGAAATACGCAAAGGGCTTGATAGACTATCGTACGTTCATGCAAGAACGTGAGCGTATTCAGCTAGAAGGAATACAGAAGAGAAAGTCTCATTGGGATAAGGAATCAAATGAATATAAGGAACTCCTTAATAAGGAGGAAGAACTCACTATGAAGCATGACGAGGAGATGCTTAACATGAATCTCCGTGATATTGAAAGGCAAAGACAGGCTACGGCTGTAGAACTCGAAAAGTCTTTCTATGATAAGAATAGTGAGGTGTATCTTAACGAGGATGCTCTCAATGAAGCTTTGTATCAGAATGACGTTGAAGCAATGCAGAAACGTTTGAAGTTGTTTTCTATTGGCTCTGAAGACTGGCTCAATACTAAGGATGAGTTAGAACGAATGGAACAGCAGCATCAGTTGGATAATAAGAGAACGTTCCAGGAGAGGTTGAGAAGCTTGCGTGAAAAGTATGGTAAGATGGATGTTGATGAACAATATCAGATAGAACTTGCTGGGCTTGAACAACTTCATAAAGAGAAGCTTGTTAAGGAGGAGGAATATCTTGAAATGAAGAAAAACCTTGAACGTAATTATGAACTTGAGAAGTCACGTGAGGAGGTTAAGAACTCTAAAGGTGAGAAGTTCCGTCGTAATAATGAGGATAATTACGAGATTAACAAGAACAGAGCTAAGGCTGCTTTTGAGGAAAAAAATGGAGAGGGTACGTCTTTAGGCAATTTCCTTTCATCTGATCTGCAGATCTTCGCAGGAACATGGGCTTCTATCCAAAAGATGGAAGAGGATGGCGTTATTAGTCATAAGGAAGCTATGGCACAGATGGCAGAGGCAACCGCTGATCTTGCTAAGGGTATGGCTGAAAAGATGCAGGCTGCATACGATTCGATATCTTCTATCATGAGTGGAATGAGTTCTTATTATTCTGCTGTGTCTGAATACGAGGTAGCTGTAACTGAAAAGAAGTATCAGAAGCAGATAGATGCTGCTGGCAACAACTCCACAAAGAAAAAGAAACTTGAGGAAAAGCAGCAAAAGGAAATTGCTCGCATCAAGAGTAAGTATGCCAAAAAACAGGCTGCGATGCAGATAGCGCAGGCTATTGCTCAATCGGCAATCTCTGCAATCAATGCATACAGCTCGGCTATGGTTGGTGTGCCATATCCTGCTAATATGGTATTGGCACCTGTCGCAGCAGGCATAGCCCTTGCAGCAGGTGCTATACAGATTGCAACAATAAAAAAGCAACAGCAAGCTCAAGAGGCGGGATATTATGAAGGTGGATTTACTGGAGGTAAGCGATATCGTAAAGAAGCAGGAGTAGTGCATGAAGGTGAATTTGTTGCTAATCATTCTGCAGTTAATAATACCAGGATACTTCCTGCCTTTCAGTTGATAGATCAAGCGCAGCGCAATAATACTATCGGTAGCTTAACAGCCGAAGATGTCTCTCGTTCTCTTGGCTATGGCGGAACAACAGTTGTCTCTGCACCATCTGTTACGGTACAGAGCAATAATGAAGAATTGTCGCAGACACTTGATACTGCCAGTAGAACAATTGATGATCTGAATACTTTGCTTGCTGGAGGTATTGTGGCAAAGGTCTCTATGGAAGACCTTGATAAGAAATGGCAACATTATCAAAGACTAAAGAATAACAAGTAGTATGATACGATGTATAATAAATGGGGTAGTGGCTTACCCTTCATCAACAGAACAGATAAAAATAACGTATGAGAATCAGTTTATCAAAGACTCAGGTTCTTATACGTATGACATATCCTTTCCGATGGATATACACGAAAATAAGGCCATATTTGGTAACATCAACAGGTTTGATGTTAAGAAAACTATTAGTGATTTTGAGGATTGCAAGCTGTATGCCGATAATCGGCTTATAATGAGTGGTAAAGGTACTGTTACCAGCGTTACAAATGATATAGTTAAGTTACAGCTTGTTGGTGGAAAATCGCGTATAAAATTTAATTCAAAGTTCGAATCTCACTTTATAGATGAGATTGATTATCCTTCTGTAGTAATTACTAAGGGAATAGACCGAGAGGCTTATAGTCAGATTGGTGTGAATGAGGTTGATCTGTCAACTAAGCCTTCTATGGTTCTTGTTAATCTTACTGACTGGAACTATGTTGGTCAACCAGGAGTGGCTGCATTTAATCCTATTAACGATGAAGGAAATGAAGATTTAATGAGAAATAACATATTTCAGTCTAAGTTTGGTAAACTGATAATTGATGGTCATGATTATCGTGGAAGGAGGATTATTCTGACAGATTTGGCTGTTCAGCCTAATCTGATGTATGTAATCCGTAAGGTGATGGAATATGAAGGATATTCGCTTATTCAAAATGATTTTGATGTAGAGCCTTGGAATAGACTAATTGTTGCCTCTGCTATGCAAAGTGTTAGAATCAAAGACGCACTTCCTCATTGGACCGTATATACGTTCCTCGAGGAGGTTAGGAAATTCTTCAACGCATCAATAATATTTGATGAGATGAACAAGACTGTGCGGATTGTGTCCTCAAATGAATTGACCAACAATGATACTGTGAGTTACGAATGCTCTGATGAATATAATTGCGAGTATGAGGATGATGGTTTGTCTTATATAGGGACATCAAATCTGGAATATTCCTTTGATAATTCTGCGTATAGAGATTGGAGAGAGTGTATTTCTCAGGGGGTGCAAAAGCTGTTTGATTCAATTCCGTATGATTCGGTGGCTTCTATGGTAGCTCATGCTGAAAGTATGACAACAAAGAAGAGACGAACAACTATATTTCGTATAGGTGATAGTCGATATATATGGGCAATGCTGCCAGAAAGCGGTAATCCTGATGACGAAAATCTCACAGAACAGAAAACACAATGTGGATTTTTTAATCCAATTGTTCGTGATATGGAAAGTGATGATTATATTGATTTGAAAATTTGTCCTGTGGCTATTCATCAGCGCAGAAAGTATCTATCTAATGAAATTTCTGCGAAGAACTGGTTTAGAGCTGTGGATGCTATGCCGAATTCTTGGATATTTGTTCCTTCTGTAACAAATGAAAAGCAAGCTGCTATAGACGATATGTCTGCCGATGACGATGGAGAATACTATGTGTCGGTGCAGGATGCAATGGAAAGCGGAAGTGAAAGAACTTCTATTGAGGAAAAGGATAATACATCTATGCCTGTGATGTTCCAAGGAAAAGAAGTTATCAATATCGAAGCTTATCAGACAACTCCTTACAACGAATATCTGTCTAATGACGAAGGATGGCAGAATAGACTTCCTATTACATATACAGATTATCGTATGCATCCAGTATGGTCTGGACAGAGAGAGAAAGCTTCTCTGACTTTGGATAGATTACGACGAGGAACGCTGAATATAGATAAGCATAATCTGATAACATTCACGTTTATTACTGAAGATATACCTGATCCAACCAAGATATATGTCTTTCGTAACAAGAAGTATATATGCCAGAAGATAGAAGTTGAAATTGTGAATGGTGAGATTAGCGAAATGAAAAAGGGCTATTTTTATGAATTGATATAATTTTCTTTTCGGGGTTAAAGGTTAGGGGGAACGGTGAGAGATCATAGTTCCCCTTTAAAATGCTTAGTCTCTTCGTGTGCAGCGTTTTGTCCTTTAAGATATCTGTTTGTAACTGATATGTCTGTATGGCGTGCTTGATCGCGAGCGACAACGATACCTTCTGAATTGGCGAGGTCTCTAATACCTGAATCCTTTAGCGAATAGAATTGATATGATTCAGGAAAGTTGAGAGCTGTGCGAAGTTTTTTCCATTCATACCGAAACTTGTTGATGTAAATCTGATTTGGTCCAGGAGCTAAGTTGTCGCTAAATAGATAATCCTGTGATGGATGTTCGAATATTCGCTGTTCAATCATCAGTTTAAGTAGGCTGTCATTTAGAGCAACCAATTGTCCTTTGCGATTTTTTGCAGCTTCAGGCGAAATAAATACTGTCTGATTTTCTATAGATATATCTCCAACTTTAATGAATCTCAACTCGTCTGGTCGTATGAAAGTATAATATTCCATCATGCAAACAAGATAGAAGGGTGGATTATATTTTAAGGTATACGCGCGTACGCGCGCGAGGTCATCAGATGATAATGCATCGCGAAACTTCTCTTGCTCTTTCATCATGTGTATGCCCTCGATGGGATTGTTTTCTATATATTGTCTGTCAACAAGCCATGTTCCAAAGGTACTGAGCCATGTCCGATAATTGTTCCTTGTTTTGGCAGATACGTCTTTATCAAAAATTAGGTAATCCAGGAAGTCAACCGCAAATGGTCTGTCAAATTGATACACATACTGCAGACGGACTCCTGACTCTTCGAGATATTGCATGAGTTGTTTGAGCCTACTTTTGTAGTCTATAGCTGTTTTTATCTTGAGTATACCTTTGCGTTTTGCTACATCGAGATACTCTTCGTAGCGTTTGGCAATCTTGTTGAATTCGGTGAATTGTCTTGTGTTTCTCGCGTTAGTAAATGGATTCCAGCCTATTTTAAGCTTCTCGAAGATGTTGTGTATAAGGATGGCAGCCATGTTTTCTTTTTCTCTGACTGTGTGTAGGTGGTCAAGCATATATTTCTTCCTACGCATCTTATTGACAACAGGGTCGTAGCAAAAGAAATCTACATACCATTGCTTACCCTTGTGTAAACGAGGTAGGGTAAACTCAACTATTGCTTTTTGTGAAATGAAATCTTTGTCTTTGGAAAACATTTTTTTACATTGTTCGCCTTGAAGCAA